CGGCTCGAAGCCGAGCGCATAAATCTTCGCGTCACGCTCGGCGAGCGCGTCGAGATCCTCCGGCGGCTCGATATCCCGCCACACCCGCGGCGGCACGGCGCCGGGATAGTTCCAGTCGGTGAGCCATTTTGCAGGACCCTGATTGAAGGAGTTGCAGACGAGATCGGCGTCGCCTTTGACAACTTCTTCCCGCACGTCCATATGCGTCTCGCTCTGCGACCGCGACGAACCGTTATCCGTCGTCATGGTCTGGCTGAGGATCACCTTGGCGATCGCCGCGTCCATCCTGTCCACGAAGCCGTCATTGCCGCTCGACCCCGAACGCTGCGCTTCGAGAAGCTGGATCGCCATGCCTTCGGGAATGATGATGCCGGACGACGACTGGATTGCAGCAATGGCGCCGAGCAGCTTCACCTGATCCTCACGCGAGGCGCCGGGCGGATAGGTGCCGACGCCCGTCGGCATGCCGAACTTGTCGAGGAAGAGTGTCCAGAAACGATAGCCGTTGCGCTTCAGCCAGACCGGCCAGTAGCAATAGTGGCCGAGGCCGAGCCCGTAAGGATCGTCGTCATTGTCGGCACCCGTACGGAAAGTCCAGAACTTCCTCGGCGGCATGAACTCTCCCTCGATCATGTCCGCGCGAGTAAGGAGCCGCAGGTTTCCGTCCATGTCGTAGCGGAACCGGCGAGCCTTGCGCACTTTGATGCGGTCGAGCACGGCCTCTCGTCCGTCCTGCGTCCACATGCATTCCGAGACCGCATATCCGTACCAGAGCCCGAACAGCATCATGTCGCTTGCGGCATCGAAAGAGATCGCGTCGAGCTGCGCCTTGAGGCTCTCGGCCGCCATCACGCTCAGGCGATCGCCGGCGCCAGGCGCCACGTCCCATTCCTTGCTGACGACGGCGCGGCGGCGCTGCTGAAACGCCGAATAGCACTGCCAGTCGCGCAGCGTCTCCTCGTATATCTCGAGCCCGCCGCCCCGCGCCGCCAGCACGCTGTCCTGCATCGGCCGCATGCGCCCGGTCCAGCCGAGCGTGATGTCGCGCAAGTCATTCGAGACCGCGATCTCCCCCGGAGGCGGCGGCGCTGAAGGCGCATCCGCGCGGGTGGCGTCGGCGGCTCCGGCCGCGCTGTCTTTCTGCTCAGTCTCCGCCATCTCTGAACCCTCTCAGATCCGCGCCGCCCGCGATCGCGCCGAAGCCCGTATCGGCCAGCATGGCTGCGTGCCGCGTTTCTCCAAAAGCGTCGAGTGCGCGGCGCCGCTCGCCCGTCGCCTGGAAGTCGATTTTAACGGCGCCGATCTCGGCCGCGCGGGCCGCGAGCGCGGCGGCCCAGAAGAGATCGGCATGAACCGTGCCCTCCTCGACGAGGCCGGTGCCGCTTCCGCCAGTGCGCTTGATCGCACGGAAGTCGGCGCGGATAACCGGATCGTGCGGAAAGCGGATCGTGCAGCTTTCAATGCGCTGCCTGAGCGAGGTGGCGAGATCGAGCTTCGCGGGTCCGGAGAAGATGACGCCCTCGACGCGCAGATTGCCATGCCGTTTCTGCGCGTCCTCGACGACCTTTTCGCCCATGCCCGTCTGGTCGATCAGCGCCTTGGCGACACGGTAGCTCTGAAACATGCGGTCGAAGACCTCGTCCTGGGCATCGAACCGGACATTGCGCTCCTCGTAGCGCTCGCGCAGCCACAACACGCCATTCACCAGCTCGAACGGCCAGATGACCGCCTTGTCGCCGCGCCGCGCCACGTCGCGCCCGATGAAGACGAGCCCTTTTTGATAATGCTCCGGGCGGCCCGCTTCCGCATGTTCGCAGGCTGCCACATCCTCCGGCTTGAGCCAGGCACCGGCGCCCGACTTCGGCACGCAGTCCAGCTCCTCCTCCGCGTCCTCGCCATAGGTCGCGCGGATGTCGCCGATCCACTCTTCCTTCGGCGGCACCGCGCCGGGCGGCGAAACGAGCCGAACGCGCTCGTAAAGCCCGTCGGCGAGGGCTTCGTCGAAGGTGATCCTGTGCGTGAGACCCTTGCGCTTGCCTGCGCGGATATCGTCGAGCAGGAGATTGAAGGGGTTGTCCACGCCGTCATGGGTCGAGACGATGACCACCTTGCCGCCCCAGATGAGCAGCGCCAGCGCGGCCTTGATGACCTCGGCCAGGTTCTTGTGGAAGGCCGCCTCATCTACGATGACGAGCCCCTGCTTGCCGCGCAGGACGCGGGCGACGGAGGGCAGCGCCACGACCTTGAAGCCCGACGCGAAGCGGATGCGGAAGGCCGTGACATCCTCGCCGTCGATGCTGAATATCTCCTCGTCCTTCTCCGCCGCCGCGATGCCGAAGGCACGCGCGAACATGGCGACGACGTCGATGAACTCCGTCGCCATGTCCTTGTCGTAGCCCATGTACCAGACGTTCATGCCGCCGGACGATTTCCGCGTGGCGGCGGTGAGCGCGGCATGCGCCGCCAACCCCCATGTCAGGCCGATACGCCGCGACTTTTCGATGACCAGCAGCGCCGTCGAGGCAAGAAGCTGCAACGACCTCCCCTGATAGCCGAGCAGAACTTTTTCCAGCGGCGCACCCTTGAGCGCAGGCGGCATTTCAGCTGGCGTTTTCTCGAAGGGTCCGAGGAGCGCGTTCAGATCCGTCATTTTGGCACGCCGAGAATGGCGCTCTTGATCGCTTCGACCGTCTCCGCGCCGAGCCCCTTCTCGCGCGCGACCTCCTCCGCCATCTCGGCCGCTTTCTCGATGAACCGCTCGCGCTTGAAGGCAGCCGCCTTCAGGCTCGTGCTGCGGGCAAGCTCGAGGCGCTGCACCGCTTCCGCCGCCGCCAGCAGCATCTTCATCGACGGCGCCTCGGAAAGCGCCTCGTTCATCATGACGTCGTAGATCATGGTCTTGATCGTTTCGGCGAGCAGCAGGCCGACATCGCCATCCGGTTCCTCGTCCATCTTTTCGGCAAGCAGCGCGGCGATGCCGCGCACCTGTTGCATGGCCTGTCCGTGGCGCGCAATGAACAGAGAGTACCGGTTGAATGCCGACGCGCTGACCGGGGCGGCGCCGAGCGCCAGCAGGCGCTCGTTGAGTTCAAGTCTGATGCTTTCCGCGGTGCGCTTTCGCGCATTGAGCTCTCCGATCGCCCATTGCACGTCGGGCTGCGCTTCCTCGGGCAGCATGTCGATCGAGGAAAGGCGTCCGCGCCTGCCCGTCGCCATCAGAGCACCCCGGGCTTCGGCCGGGCGATGCCGTCGATTGCGGTCCGCCGTTCGACATGATCGAGGCCGCGATCGGAAAGTGTGGCGATGAGATAGGTCTGCACCTCACGTAGCGCGATCGCGCCTACTTCGGAAAGCCAGCGCAGATCCTGCTTGATGACGTCGCGGCTCACATTGTGACCGTATCCCTCGGCCGCGCGCTGCAGGATGCTCTCATTGAGCGTGCTGCTGGTTTCGGCGGCGAGCGCACGCAGGATGCAGAGGCGGCGGTCCTCGGTCACATAGACGCTGAAGCTGCTCATCTCTTCACCTCGCTCATCAGATAGTTGTCGATACGCTCGATCCGCGCGCCGAGCATCGACAGCATGTCACGGACGCCGCCGACATCGCCGCGCACCTCCAGAATGTTGGAAGTGAGTTCCGCCACCTGTGAGTGGTTCGGCAGGTTGCGGATGTCAGCCTCGACGCATGTCACCCGGTCGCGCAGTTCGCCGACGGCGGCGGCCCGGCGTTTGCCTTCGTCATCGACTTTTTCACGCAGCGCATGCAGCTCCTGCTGCGAGGCGCGCTGACGGTTCGAGGCCCAGGTGTAGATCAGCGAGGCGACCGCGACGAGGAGCGACAGCGCAAGGATGGTTGTGCGGATCATATCGACGTCCATCACGCGCTCCTCTCGGCTTGCGCCTGGCAGAAGGTGCAGCGCATGGCGCCCGGCACCGCGCGCCGCCGTGCCGCGGGGATGGGATCGGCGCAGTCGATGCATTCCTTGGGGCTGCATGCGTCTGGCAGGTCGTGACGGCGCGCGCTTTCCTGAATGGCCTCGATCCGCGCCAGATCGAGCGCCTGCGCGCGGTCCATGTCGTCGAACATCCCCACTACTCCATCGCCGGTGTTGAAACCGCCCGTGCATAGGCTTGACACGCCCTCAGTCTGACGATGGCTCGGTCGCCGCGACCGGCGAGGGCGACAAGATGGTCAGCATCTCTTGCGTCAAGCTCGGCTCTTCCGGCTCCATCACCCAGGCCGGCGCCGGTGGCGGCGGCGGGCACACAGCCTGTGGTGCGGACTGACAGGCGGAGAGCGCCAGCCCTGAGATCAGCGCGCAGCTTGTCATTGTCGGCCGTCGCATGTTTCAGCTCCTCCGAATAGTCGGCATCGATACCTGCGATGATGGTCTGCAGCCGCACCATCTCGGCAAGCGCCGTGCGCGCCTGTTCTGCGGCCTCATCGGCGCGGGCTTTTTCGAGCGCCGCCACCTCTGCGCGGCAGATCGCGCGCTGCACATAGCCGGTGCCGAGGCCGCCGCTGGCGAAGGCGATCAGCGCGATGGCGGCATAACCGCGCCAACCTGCGAGGGCTGTAAGCATCACCGCCCCTCCGCCGCCATCAGCGCGCGCCAATGGGCGATCATGCGCACGTAGGAAATCGTTTCGGCCGAGTGGCGGCCGGTGACGGATGGCAGACAAGCAATGATCTCGGCATAGCCGTTCGTGCCGCCGCAAAGCTGCTGCGCGGCAACGATGTGACCGAGACCTGCGTTATAGCTCGCCTGGGCAAGCCGTTGCCGGTCGAGCGCGGTTCGCGGCGCGTGCCAGGCCGCGCGCTGCCGGGCCATGTACCAGGCGCCGGCCTCGATGGCATAGCGCGCATCATGCGGGCTCACGCCATGCAGATAACCGAGTCGCTGGACGGCATCCTGCCATGTACCGGGCATGAACTGCGCGAGCCCGCGCGCCCCGGCGGGCGAGATCGCGTCCGGCCGCAGACGGCTCTCCTGATAGAGCTGCGCCTTCCACGATAGCCAGTCGGGATAGTCGCCCCAGTAGAGCGCCGCCGCGCGGCGGATCGCGTCGTCGTAGCGATCAGGAAAGAAAGGCTGCGCCGAGCTGAAGGACGGCAAAAAAACGGAGGCCGTGATAGACAGCCAGAGCCAGAGGGTTCGAGCGAATGACATCCCAGACATCCTTCCGAAACGAAATTTTGAGCGACCGATCGAACCAGCGCAGGAAGAGCACCGCGGCCAGGAGCGTGATAAGGAAATAGATGAGCCTGAAAAAGAAGCTCACAAGCGCAAAATCAGGAATGGCATCGAACATGATGAAAGCCTCTTGCGGCGCGGCGTGCGATCTCGCACTGTCGCGCTCACACTGAGGCGAAATCCCGGTATCCGGCACCCTGACAGGTGTCAGGGCCGGTGGTTGCTAGAAGAGATCGCCCTGGCGGCCGTCGCGCTTCTTTTTGGCGCCGAGGCGATGCGCGGTGCGGACGTGAATACCCGCGATCTTCGCGGCCTGCGCGCGGGACTTGCCATCTTCCATGGCGCTCCGGGCGATTTTGCGGCGTGCCGCCGCGCCGGCGCAGGGGCCCATCGGTATCAGCACGGTGCCATGCCCGATCGCGGACCACATCGCGCGGGCACGGTCTGCGCCGATCAGCTCGACCAGCCGGTGCGTCGGCCGGAACTCGCGCGGAATATAGAGGTAGCGACCGCCCCATTCCTGCGCGACGAGCATCGCCGCATCCTCGCCGATGATCTCGGCGATGCGGGCGAGCAGGTCGGGAAGCGGGGCATGATCCATCAGCATGCCCCGCTTTCCGCGAGCACGCGCGCATACAGTTCGTCGCGGATCGCCGCCCGGCTGCCGCTCCAGCCCTCGACCCTGCGCACCGCATGCAGGACGGTCGTGTGATCGCGCGCAAAGCGCTCGCCGATGCCCGGCAGGCTCAGCCTGGTGGTCTTTCGGGTCAGCCACATGGCGAGCTGGCGCGCCTCGACGAACGGCTGCTTGCGGCTTTCATGCCGGAGCTCGCGGCGCGTGAAGCCGTATTGCCGCTGTATCGCCTCGTCTATCTTCTGAAGCCTGCTCCCCGACGCATGCCGTGCCGGAAGATATCCCTCGGCCAGCGCCTTGCCGAGCAATACATGGGCCGCGCGCAGTTCCGCCGCCGCCTGCGTGAAATGCCGCGCCATCTCGTCGAGAAGCTCCCTTTCGTTCTCCATCATCTCTGCGACAAGATCGTGCGGCATCATAACCCCCGGATGGTGGTCGTATAGGAGTCGGAGCGGCCCTTGCCGGGCCTCGTCCAGTGGATCTGGACGGTCGTCGTCCCGTTCCGGCATCGATAGCATCTTGCGCGCGGCCTGAGCTGGTAGCCGTCGGAGAGAAAGATCGCATGTTGCGCCGACAGAAATTCGTCGGCGGCCACAAGATCGATCGCCGGCGCGGTGAAGCTGGCGGGCTTTCGTTTCTTCCTGCTCATGGACGTCCGCCTTTCACAGCGCGCAGCCTGTGCCCCATGAGGTCGGCGAGCCGCTCGGCCTCCCCGGACGTCAGTTTGTCGATTTGACGGATATCGGCCTCGAGATCGTCTGTGTCCGCATCGGCTATCCTGAGCTTGCGGTGGATGACACGGCACAGCTCGCGCTTGGCCAGGAGCCCGGAATTCTCGTCCTCGGGCACGAAGGGCATGCGGAAGCCCTCGCGCTCCAGCCAGCCTTTCAGCGCCTCGATGACGGCATTCGCCTTGCCGGGCGCGAGCCACTGCGCATGGGCGACCCCCGTTTGACGTGAAACAAAATTGTCGAGCGCCTTGTCGCTGTTGTCATCGACCGCGCCGAGCTGCCAGAGGTCGATCCAGAGCGCGGTGATGAGTGCCCGCTGCCCCTCGCGCGCCCGATGCGGCCTGCGTGAGGGATCGGGGGCCGTCCTGGAATGTTTCACGCGGAACCCGTGCGCGCGCATCGCCTTGAGCGCCTTCTCAAGCTCGGCCTCCGACATCGCGGCCGCCGACCTCTTGCCGGTCGCGCGCTCCAGCGTGTCACGATAGATCTCATCGTCGAGCGCGCGATCGCGCTTGGCGACGTGGAGGAGCCGGATAAGGCTCTTGCGGCGATCCGGGCGGCGGACGGCAGGCGCGGTCATTCGGCAACCTCCGTGACAATTTCCGTGACATGCGTCATGACCTTGCGAACCGAGAAGCCGCGGCCGCAGGCTTCGGTCCACGCGGTGGCATCCTGGTTGAACACCACCGCGATGCTTTCTTCCGGCGTCTGGCGGTATGTGTGCCCGAGAAGAAATCCAGACGGCGTGCAGAGCGCGAAACCGAGGGTGAGGGACGCATGCGCTTTCATCACACGCCCTCCTTCTCGCCACGCGCGGCAAGCAGCGCATGCGCCGTCCGCGCCGCCTCGGCCCCGAGCAGGGTCAGCGCGTCGGCCGCATCGCCGGCACATGAAAACCCGTCCTCGGCCCGGCCGTTGAAATGCGGGACGAGATCGTGCGGTCTGACGCCGAGAGCGGCGCAGGCATCGAGGCAGCGCCTGTGCAGGCGGATCGCCGCCTCGCGCGGACTTGGCAAGGGAGTTTCATCGACCTTGAAGACGCCCGTGCAAAGGGCTTTCGAGCCCGCCGACCAGCTCGCGATGAAGGCAGCGCGGGCTGGCGGCTTGAGCACGTTGCGCAGGGGCAGCGACGCCCAGAGCAGGTTGTTGAGAGCTTCCGCGAGCGGGCTCATCACTCGTCGCCCCCGTCATCCCTGCCGTCCCTGCCGTCCTCATCGCTTCCGTTGCCGTCCTCATCGCTTCCGGTGCCGTCCACCTCTGCCTCGCGTGCGCGTGCACGCGTAGCATTTTCCGTGCCAAGCAGCGCGCTTTCATAAAGGTCGATCAGCGCGTCGCGTTCCTGCACCTCCGCGCGGTCCTGGCGGCGGCGTTGCAGCACGACGCGCATCACCTTCACGTCGAAGCCTTCACCCCGGGCTTCAGAATAGACATCGGCCTTGTCGGCGTTCAGATCCTTCAACTCTTCCTCGATCTGCTCGATGCGATTGAAGAAGGTGCGCAGCCGCCCCTTCGCAAAGCTGTTGTGGCCCTTGCCGCTCATGCCTCATCTCCCTGATTGTTGATGTCTGTCGCCGCCGTGGCGGAGACAGCCTCGAATGCATCGCCGCCGGACCCGTCCGGGGCGTCGATCACCCGCGCCTGAAAGGCGAGCAGCACCTGCTTTGCCGCCTCGTTGCTCTCCGCCTCCGCGACGCCCGGCACGAGCAGGGTCACGCCGTCATCGGCGAGCTGGCACAGCGCCTCGATTTTCTTGCGGCGGCGGCGCGGACTGGCGACGTAAAGAAACATCGAGCCTTCCGGGATTTCCTCCCCGAACTCGACGACGCCGTCGCGCCAGACATATGCGTAGAGGGTCATGCTCATGCCGCCCTCCTTGCAACCTGAAGACCGGCGGCCTTCAGTGCCCTCTCCTGCAGCCGCCTTGCCAGGACGTACTCGCGTTTCGTGAGGCAGCGTCTCTCGATCGCCCATTTGATGAAGAGGCGCAGCGCGATGCCGGCGTCGCGGTCGGATGCTGCTTCGGGCACTCCCGGCACCAACAGATCGTTGGATTGGCCAAGCCGGAACTTTGGTTCCAGCTTCTCACGCTCTTCAGCGGTGAGGTTCAGCGCGATGACCCTTGCTCCCGCCGGCACGGCTTTGCCGAACTCAGCGAGACCGCTACGCCAGCAGAAGCAGTGGATGTATCCTTTCGGCATGGTCACGCCTCCTTTGCGGCGGCGATGTTGATGGTGACGTTTTCCCACAATGAATTCGTTGTGGGACGGCGATAGAAGCGGAGATAGGTCTTGGAGCCTTCGACGCGGATCGCGTCGTTGATGGCTTCCATCGCGCGGCCCCAGCGTTCGTCCTCGATCTTGACGCGCCGGAGCGACAGGATTGCCTCCGCGCTCACCTTGCCTTCCTTGCGCGGCTCGAAGGCATGCTCGACGAGCACGCGGATTTCCGAGCGGGCGTCGCTTGCCCAATCGGCAATGCACTCGTCGATCAGCGCCTTTGCAATCTGGAGTTCCGGTCCGAAAGAGAAATGATCGGCTATGGCGACCTGTATTTTTTGCAGGCCGTCATAGCTCGTGAAGGTCATGTTTCCCTTCGCGCCGCCGAAGCTCTTCATGCCGTACTGCTCTGCCATCAGCGCGAGCATGGCCGCGATATCGTCGAAGCAGTGCGCGCGGAAGCGCGCGATCTGCGCGTTGAGGTCGTCGGCGTAACCCATGACGGTGCGCACCGTCTGATCGATCAGCTTGTCGGTAGGCTTGACGAGATCGACGGGCACATGGCGGCCTTTCGCATCGACCATGTATTCCTTGCCGCCGATCGTGAGTGTGGGGGTCTGGTCCATCACCTGTGTCCAATCCTCGTCGTGTTGCTGATATGAGCCGCAATAACGTCATGGCGGCGGCGGGCGGTGTCCTGCGTCTTTTCTCTGTCCAGCCGCGCGATCAGCCGGTCGGCGGCGGACATGGCGCGGCGTGCCGCGAGCGCGGCCCGCAATGACAGCATCAGGTCAAGAAGCTTCTGCATGGCGCTCCTCCAGATAGCCGAGGCGGGCAAGAAAATCGGCGAGCACAGCGAGAACCCGCTCGGCCTCGATCCTTGTTGCAGGATCGTGCGGACGGCCGAGCGCACCGATCAGCCAGACAGTCCGCGCGGCCAGGGTAAGCCCGGTATTGAAGTCGTGGAGTGCACCCGCCATCGCGCGGATTTCGCGCTGGGAAACCATCGTCTCGGCTCTCGCACCGCCACCGATGATCGACGTCGCCAGCTCGACCACATCGATCCGGGGCTTGCCGTCATCGGCAAGCGGCATTGTCATTGCGGGTTTCATGCGGCATCTCCTCCTTTGGGATGACGGATCGCGCGCCCGCGCACCGGCTGAAGCGGGAGAGCGACGACCTTGTCGCCGTCCACCAGGCAGCCCCGCGACATGGCCGGAACGGGCGTCGCTTCGAGCCGCTCGATTTCATTGCCAATCTCACGGAGACGCTGGAGCAGGATGCGGAAGAAGGACGGCTCGAGAACGCCATTGTCGTAATGCGCCTTCAGTGCCGAGGTAAGGCTGCGCAGATCGGTCGAGATCATGACTTCGCTCCTGTGCGTGAGTGAGGGCAGCCGGACCGGCAGGCCTCGTGGACGCGCTTTCTGAGAGGGTTCTGGAAAGTGAGAGGCTTGTCCTGCTCGGCGATGCAGCGCTGTCGCGGTATATCTCCGAGCACCGGGCAGGCGACGGTTTCGGCCAGGAAGTGGCCGCGAACCTTGGCTTCGAGCTTGTTAACGTTACCCGGATAGGCGTTTGAAAGAAGACGGCTGACGACCGTCGTCGAATTGCCGAGAAGCCTGGCGACCTGAGCCTGGCTCGACTTGTCGCACTGCCGTGCCAGCTCCTGCACCCAGTCGGGCAGATCCTTTCCCCACGCGGCGCGCGCTTTCCTGACTGCGGCGCCGCTCATGCTGCTGCCTCCGGCGCGACGAGATGGATGATCTCGTCCGTGTTCGGGTCGCGGAGCGTGCGCGCCGCGACATTCAGCATCGGCGCCAGAGGGCCGGTGTCTTTCACCAGCAGCCAGACCACATGTCCGTTCGAGGTCGGGGCGGTACCGGGTACGCGCCGCGCGAGACGGCTCACATATCCGCCGCGTTCCAGCGCCGTCAGATAATGCAGGATGTTGCTTTCCGGGTTGCGCTCGGCTCCGGTCGCGGCATTCGTGATGATGTCGTGGATCGTCGCCTTGCGGCGCAGCCGCAAGGTCTTCCAGGTGCGGGCGCGCAAGGAGGGCCGCGGAGGCTTTTTGCCGGTATGCGGCCGTTGCGGGCCGCTCTTGTAGCCTGCCGCATGCGCCGCCATGCCCGCCGCCGTGATCTCGTAGCAGCCCGCCTCGCGGCGCACGACATACTTGTCCGTGATGAGGCGGCAGATCGCATGGGTAATCTGTTTTCTCGGCCGGTCGATCTCGCTGGCCAGGGCATCGAGCGTCAGGCAGGCGCGCGTTTCGGCCAGCAGGCCGAGCGCCTGCGCGCCGATGCCTTTTCCGGGGGCCGCGCGGGCGCTCATGCCGCCCTCCTGCGTGCCTGGATGGCGCCGCGCGGGCGGCCGTCATTGGTGAGCAGCGCCAGCGGCATCTCGGCCGCCGTCACCCGTTGCAGCCCCCGCTTCTTGCCGTGCCGCTCGACCTCTTTCACCGCGTTCATGATCTCGCGCAGCCGCCCGGCCGTGCGCTCATGGATCGTCGCGGCGAGGGTCTCCTCGACATCCACCTCGCAAAGCTCCGTGCAGATCAGTGCGACATCCTCGAGAGTGCAGTCTTCGAAAGTCGTTACCACGGCAATGCGGGAGTAAATCTGCTCGTACCGCCGCAGCGCGCGGCCGACGCCGCTCATGCCGGCGATAATGATCGGCGTCGCCGTGAGATCCGAAATGTCGCGCAGCATCTCGATAACGCGGCGGTCGTGCAGCGCGTGGTCGATTTCATCGACCACGATCGGCTTGCCGCCTCGCGCGATCCTCATCATCGCCTGGTGAAAGAGCTGTTCGGAGCGGCGCGACGGCGTCTCGCCGAGTTCGGTCACGAGATCGCGCAGTGCCCAGTTCAGCGTCCAGCCCGATTTCGCGCGCAGCAGAACGGCGTCGTGCTGCGTCGCCCAGTATTCGAGCGTGCGCGACTTCCCCTTCCCCGGATCGCCCTCCGCGAGGTGCCAGCATGCCTCCACGGCGCCGCGCTGCTCGACGCGGATCGTGCCTGCCATGAATTTCTGCACGTTACTCAGCTTGTTGACAAAAACTGCCCGCATTTATGTCTCCTCTTTGCCCGTGTTACCCGTTGTTCGCCGCGCCGGACTCGATGCGCGAGGCCAGCCAGAAGCGGATGGCGGGCGACCTGTCGAGTTCTGCCCAGTAGGCGGCCTGCGCCTCGTTCATCTCGTCCGGGCGCTCGAGGCCCCAGACATAGAAATCCAGATCGGAAAGGTCCTCCGCCTCGCGTGCGCGGAATGCGATGATTTCGGCCTCGTGCGCCGCCTCTGCCGCAAGCTCCCGCTCATCTCCGGTGAGCGGGCGGGGCGCGGGCCGCTCGCC